GTTTAGACCCCCATAGGTGGCGCTGTATCTCTCGGCAGATTACTATGTCGCCCTCCAAGTAGTCTGGCTCCATGCTGTCTCCCTCTACTTCAAAGGCTAAGTATTTACCCTTGTAGTTTTCATCTGCATCTATCATCACAAAAGGCAGTTCTTCTAAATACTCCTCATTATAGTATCCCTCGCTCCATCCAGCCTTTGCCTTATTGCTTACTAATCTCACTTTTATAGATGTAGAATATTCTTTTGGTTTTAGTTCGCCTTGTGGGATGGTTGATAAGTCACGAACTAACGGAACTCCTGCCAACATATTCCCTTTACCTGTTTTTAACCATTCAATATTTAAAAAGGGATATAAAGATTCAAGTTTAGAATATAAAGTTTCTGAAAAAGGAACTTTGCCATTTACTACTTGTGAAAAGCCTGATTCTGTTTCAAAACCAATATTGAAACCAAGTTCTTTTTGTGTTTTTATATGATTGTTAGACTTTAAATAAGATATAAAGTATTTCAATCGTCCTTTAAAATCCATGATGAAAATTTTAATATTGATAATCAATGAATTACATAAAATGATATAAATTTCTTTATATAAAATTTGCTTCGTTTATATAAAGTTCTTTATATTTGCAATATCAAATTAACAGAACAAAATTAGAAATAAAAATGAAACCAACAAACAAAAAAAGAAAAAGAAAAAATAAAATTTCAGTTGGACAGAGACACAGAGATATTTTAATAGAAAGTTTTGACTGTTCTGTCCAATCAATAGAAAACGCGCTGAACTATGTAACAGACAGCGATTTAGCAAGGGAGATAAGAACAAAGGCCAAAGAACTTCTAAAAGAAGAAGTCAGAAAAGTAAAAATAATATTAGATGAATAGCCAAATTTTAGACAAGCAAATTCTGATGATGACAGGGAGAGAGTTTTTAGAGTTGTTCGGAATCATTAAAGACAGCGCCCCTATCAGAGAAGATTACAGCAAAAAAGAACTTGTGTATGGTTTAGATGGTTTGGCGAAACTTCTGGATTGCGGAAAAACAAAGGCACAACAAATAAAAAACTCTGGGATAATAGATGAAGCAATTATTCAGAATGGCAAAAAACTAATCATAGACAAAAACAAAGCATTAGAACTATTAAAAAAATAAAAAAGCCCCCAGCGGCAACTGAGAGCAATATTAACTTAAAATTATTATCAATTATGAGAACAACTTTAAAACAATTAACGATGGCAAATTTACAAAAAAAAGCAGAAAAAACAACAAGAGGTTGTGATTTATACAGAGTAGCTTGGGAAATGATAGAAATCCAAGGGTTTGAAAACTACGATAACAGCGAATTTGAGTGGTTTCAATTATTCTTCGATGGGTTGGGTAGACAATGGTGCGTGGAGGAGAAAGTAAGTAAGAACAAATGCGAGTGGGTTTTGACAAGAGATGGCGAAGAAATCTCTCCCCTTGGAAAACACTCAAAGTTCATTGAAAACTTCATAGAAAGCAAAAGAGAAGAAGAATTAGAATACAGTTTTCATTAATAGATAGTTTGATTTTTCCACCGCCCAAATCTTTTTCATTGTACTCATTCATAAATTAACTTAAACAGGGCGGTGGTTTTTAAAGAGACAATAAGATGAACGCGATACACAGACTACACAAATTAAGACTTTGGAAAAAATGGGTAATGAACAACAGAAAGTATGATTTAGCCTACCATAGAACTATATACGACAACAGCACCTATGAAAACGAACTACAAAGAGCTGACCAAATTCTTGAAATTCTTAAATAAAATCTACATAGAATACAAGGGCGAAGGGTTCAAGCCAACAGCAGAAGAATTTAAAAAAGTAAAAGAACGATTCACAACAAGATAAAGAACAAGCGCTGTCTGAATTTAACACAATAAAAAAATGTTAGAAATCTGGTAACAGACAGCACAAGCCCTGATGCAAGTAATCTACCAAGAAAACAAACAAATACAGGGTAACACAGCCCAGTTGTCCGAAAACTGGAAAACACGAGCAACACTGGGCTGTTTTTTA